GTGTACGATACGATCCTAAAGTCCTTGCCGAACTCATCAACAAGCACTTCCCAGACTGGCGAAGAGTCCTCAACGAGTGCCAACGATACGCTGTAAGCGGAAAGATTGATAGTGGAATTCTCGCTGCTTTCTCCGATGTTGCTGTAAATGAACTGGTTAAGAACCTTAAGGAAAAGAACTTTTCTGAAGTACGTAAGTGGGTCGTCAGTAATCTGGACAATGATACTACTGTACTTTTGCGTCGTATTTACGATTCTCTTTACGAAAGTCTGGTTCCTGGTTCTATTCCTGCTGCTGTGCTTGTACTCGCTAAGTATCAGTATCAAGGAGCATTTGTCGCAGACCAAGAAATAAATATGCTTGCCTGTCTAACTGAACTAATGGTTGAATGTGAGTTTAAATGAAAAACAAGAAACTAAAAGCACTTATCCAAAAACCCCTGAGATTTCATCATCAGGACATTCACGAAGAACTTGATGAACTCAAAAAACAACATCAAGTCAAGTCTAAGTGGTACTACATTTTTTGGGGTGCCTGTGCCGTTGCTGTAGTTGGTGGACAGGTTTATGTTGGAACTGGATATCGTGAGATGGCAGAAGCAACTAGAAATACTGAAATTGTTGTGAGGTGTATGAATGGCTCTTCTAAAAATTAACAAGTGGGACCTATATGAGGTTCCCGTAAAGACAACTCCTGAGAATGTAAAGGAGGCAAATGAAGCATTATATCGTGCTACAATGAATTTACCTGCTGCCGCAAAGCACTGTGGTATGACGCAGAAAGAAATGAAACTCACTTTTAGAGAGTATTTGAAGTATCACCCTATTGATTATGACCAGTCTAAAGAGTCTTAAAACTGCCTTAAGGTATCCTGGTGGTAAGTCCCGTGCTTGCGTCAAGATGGACCCCTACTTTCCAGACCTCCGCAACTATGATGAATTCCGAGAACCATTTCTCGGTGGTGGAAGTGTTGCGATTCACATCACCAAGAAATATCCTTACCTAGATATTTGGGTGAATGATTTGTATGAACCTCTTGTAAACTTCTGGCAGCAACTCCAGATGTTTGGGTATGATTTGAAAAGTGAACTAGTTGATTTAAAGAATGCAAATAATACCCCAGGCAAAGCGAAAGAACTTTTCCTCAAATCAAAGGAACAGATCAATGACAAAACCGTGTCAAATTTTGATCGTGCTGTGGCTTTTTATGTTGTTAATAAGTGTTCTTTCAGCGGTCTCACAGAGAGTTCATCATTTTCTCAACAAGCCTCCATTTCCAACTTCAGTCTGCGAGGGATCGAAAAACTGCCTGCGTATTCTGAAATAATCGCAAATTGGCGTATAACTAATTACTCGTATGATTATCTGATGGATGGAAACAAGGGTGCTTTTATGTATCTCGATCCTCCTTATGACATTAAGGATAATCTCTATGGGAATAAGGGATCAATGCACAAAAGATTTGATCACGATAAGTTTGCTGCTGACTGCGATGCTAACGATATGGACCAGTTGGTGAGTTATAATTCCGATCAACTTGTAAAAGATAGGTTTAAAAACTGGAACGCTGCCGAGTTTGATCTAACTTACACAATGCGTTCGGTTGGTGAATATATGCGTGAGCAAAAACAACGTAAAGAACTACTGCTTTTTAATTATGGAATTGAAGGACTGGTTAAACTCGATCAATCAGACGAAGCAACACCTGATTGACGAAGACCCTTCACTTGAGAAGGAATATGCACCTTATATTATTAATCGCTGCCTCTCTGGACACATTGATTGTATTATGTTTGCGAACGAAATGAATCAGTATCATTTCCTCCCCAAAAAACTTCAATATGACTTTTTTATAAATAGTCTGAGGAAAAAGAAGAGATTTTCTCCCTGGCTCCGACAAGATAAAATCAAAGACCTTGATTATGTTAAACGTTACTATGGTTTTAGTAATGAAAAGGCAAAACAAGCTTTGAGGATTCTTACTAAAGAACAACTAACATTTATTAAATCGAAATTTGAAACTGGAGGAACAAAATGAGTGTCGTTCAAGAACCTGAAGTGAAGTGGACGCCCGACCAAATGGTGGAAGTGATTCTCAATGAACCTGATGATTTTCTTAAGGTTCGTGAGACTTTGACCCGTATCGGAGTAGCTTCAAGAAAGGAAAAGAAAATCTATCAGTCTTGTCATATTCTGCACAAGCAAGGTAGGTATTACCTCGTTCACTTTAAAGAACTGTTTGCTCTGGACGGCAAACACGCTAACCTGACTGTGAATGATGTTCAGCGTCGCAATCGTATTGCCCAACTTCTTGCTGATTGGGGTCTGATTGAGATTGTAGACCTGACTAAGATTCAAGACATTGCACCCCTGAACCAGATTAAGGTTCTTGCTTATAAGGATAAGGGTGATTGGATTTTGGAAACCAAGTATAATATTGGTGCAAAGAAGAAAAAGGTAGAGGATGCCGAATAATAAAGTGGGGAGTTCAACACTCCCCTTTTTTGTGCTTGTTGTATAATTAGTGTTGGATGCCGTAAGGGTCCACAAAACACAAACTCGCTTTTAAAGGAGCTACCATAATGACTAACCTCACAAGGTATACTGCTGCGGATCTTCCTGCACTGATGGAAAGAATCACGCGCAATAGTATTGGAATGGATGAATACTTTGACCGCATTTTTAATATTCACGAAACTTCAACAAACTATCCACCTTATAACCTAGTTCAGGTAAATAATGTAGAGTCGCATTTAGAAATTGCACTTGCAGGTTTTAAGAGGGAGGAGGTCAATGTCTTCACGGAGTATGGAAAACTTTTTGTCGAAGGACAAAAAGCAGATGCCGAATCGGATAGGACGTTTATCCACAAGGGAGTGGCTAGCAGAAGTTTTAAACGAGCGTGGACTTTATCCGACGACACAGAAGTCCGCGAAGTCACATTTGAAGACGGACTTTTACGGATCGTACTTGGGAAAGTAGTACCAGAACATCATGCACGTAAGGACTATCTCTAAATAAAAGAAAAACGGTGTATGAAGACCTTCACCCAGTTTCTTAATGAGATAAAAACCATATCATATCCAGCTGCTTGGAAGCATAAGGTTTATCATAAAGGTAGAGTAACCAATGTTGGTGCTGGAAGAGCAGTTCCAATTAACCCTGGAAGTGGTGCAGGTGATGGTGGTGGAGGTAATGGTGACTAAATATCTTTGAATATCGTCGGCGCTTTGCCGTAGAGGGGCAACTGGCAAAATCCAGTTGACGCCCCTCTTTCTTTTTGCTATAATACTTGGAGGAATACTCTTAAAATGACTATCAAGTTAACTTTGTTAAAGTCTGGTGAAACACTCATTTCTGATGTGAAAGAGTTGGTGTCTGAAGACTCTGAAACTGGTAATAGAGAAGCAGTTGCTTATCTCTTAAATAAACCACATAAGGTTGCAGTAAGAACAGAAGTTCTTTTGACCGAAGATGTGATTGATGATTCTAAGCGTGAAGTTCAAGTGAGTTTATCTCCTTGGATTTTACTTTCTGCTGATGAGGATGTTACAATTCCAGTGGACTGGATTGTGACTGTTGTAGAACCAGTTGCATCTGTTAAACAAATGTATGAGGAGAAAATTAATGGATAAAGTTGTTAAATGTGTTCTTCTTGATGTTGATAATGTTCTCATCACAGAAGTTGTAGAAGTTCTCGCTGATATTGGAGAACCAAATTGCAAACTAGTAAACCCATATCAGTTTTTTGGTGTGGATGATATGAAACCCTGGCCACAAGCAACATTTCAAAGAGAAATGATGATTAGTTCTGATCGTATTCTTACGATTGCTGATCCAACACCTGAAGTTATTGAAAAGTATCTTGAACTGACTGCCTGATGAGATTTTATACAAACGTCCAGATGGTCGGGGACAACTTTCTTGTTCGTGGTTATGAAGATGGTCAACACTTCATGACTCGTGAGAAGTTTAACCCGACTCTTTTTGTCCCTGCTAATAAAAAAACCAAATATCAAACCTTGAATGGGGAATATGTTGAATCAGTTCAACCTGGTTCTGTTCGTGACTGTCGTGAGTTTGTAAAAAGATATGATGGAGTAGAAAACTTTAAAATTTATGGAAATACTGGATACATCTATCAGTATATCTCTGAAATGTATCCTGAAGAGGAACTCAAGTTTGATATTAGTAAGATCAAAGTTACCACTCTTGATATTGAGGTTGCCTCTGAAAACGGATTCCCTGATGTAGAGTCTGCTGCAGAGGAAGTCCTTCTTATCACTATTCAAGATTATTCTTCTAAGAAGATTCGCACTTGGGGTCAAGGTCCTTTTAATAATCAACAGAAGAATGTTGAGTACCGTTCTTTTTCAAGTGAGTATGATCTTCTCAACGACTTTATCAACTGGTGGATGGTTGAAACCAATACTCCAGAAGTTGTGACTGGATGGAATAGTGAACTTTATGATATTCCATATTTGGTTCGTCGTCTAGATCGTGTTCTAGGTGAGAAACTGATGAAACGCATTTCTCCATGGGGTCTTGTGACTGAAACGGAGATTTATATTGCTGGTCGTAAGCATATTTCTTATGATGTTGGTGGTATTACTCAACTCGATTATCTGAATCTTTATAAAAAGTTCACTTATAAAGCACAAGAGTCTTATCGTCTGGATCATATTGCAAATGTAGAACTTGGACAGAAAAAACTTGACCACTCTGAGTTTGATACCTTTAAGGACTTCTATACCAAAGGTTGGCAAAAGTTTGTAGAATATAACATCATTGACGTGGAACTTGTTGACCGTCTGGAAGATAAGATGAAACTGATTGAACTTGCAATCACCATGGCGTATGACGCCAAAGCAAACTATGCTGATGTGTTTTCACAAGTTCGGATGTGGGACACCATTATCTACAATTATCTGAAGAAGAGGAACATCGTGATTCCTCCCAAGGAGCGTTCAGATAAAGACTCTAAGTATGCTGGTGCATACGTTAAGGAACCTATTCCTGGAAAGTATGATTGGGTAGTGAGTTTTGACTTGAACTCCCTGTATCCTCACCTCATTATGCAGTACAATATCTCACCAGAAACACTTCTAGATGAGAGGCACCCATCAGTAACTGTGGATAAGATTCTAAACCAGGATATTACGTTTGAAC